CTTTCGGACTGCACGGTGATTGCCGCAAGGCGTTCGAACGGCACCGCGCCACCAGTCGCCGGAGCAGTCGCTTCCGCCGCGACCGGAGCTGCGATCAGATACTTGTCGAGCGCGCCGGACTGCACCTCGCCTTGGGCCCATGCGCCATCGACACGCGGGGCAAGCTGCGCGGTCAAGCGGGCCTGCTCATCGGGGCGGATCATGTCCTTGTTCTGCTCAATGAACGACAGCGCGCGCGTCGGCTCGCCGTCCTCGGCGTCATAGGCTAGGGCGGACCGCGCGTAGGCGTTGGAAATCAGCTTGTCGGTTTCCTCGGCAAGTTGCTCAGGCGACCAGCCCATGCGCCCGGCGTTGGCCGCGAGTTCCTGCGTCGCGAGCCCAAGATTGACCGCAAATCGCTCAGTGCCGCGCGCGTCAATCGCATCGGTCAGAGCGCCTTCGATCCGCGCGTTTGACTGCCCGATCCGCGCGGCCTCCATTTCGCGCAAGGCATGGATGCTGACTTGCTGTTCCGCCGTGGCAATGCGGTTCTGAAACGACCGGCGCGCCATTTCGCGGGCGCGCTCAGACCGTGCACTGGCCAGCAGGCTTTCCGCATCGCCATTGAGATCGGTCAGAACCTTGTCCCGCGCCTCTCCAGCAGCAAAGCCCTGCTTGCCAAGATAAGCGTCGTCGCCATCGAGCAGCCGAGCGCGGGCACGCTGGCGCATTTCGTTATCAAGGCGCAGCGCGTCCGCCTCATCATAGGTCGCCTCGATCTGATCAAAGCCCTCAGCGGCGCGCTGGACAGTGCGCCCGAATTGCTCGACCGCCGGGCCGACAAAATCCCGCGCCTCGGCATAGCGGAAACGCGCGTCGCCCGCAGACTGGCGCTGCACCAGATTGTCGGTTGAGATTGGAACCCGAACCATCAGCCACCGCCAACATTCGAAACGCGCGGCACTGCCCCGCGACGCGAGCGGAAGTCAGCATATTGTGTCGCGCCGCCCAGCGCCGTGCCAGCGACGGAGAACGCCGTCGAAATCCCGATGCTGCGCCGTTCCGCCTGCGCGGCCCGCTTTTCGCTTTCGAAGTTCCACGCATCAATCTGCATGGCGCGCACCTGGCGCCGGGTGTTGTCGTCGATGGTTTGCGCATCCTCTGACGCGATGAGGCGCGTATCGCCGGTCACACGATCCGCCGAGCCGAAACCCACATCAAGCCCGTTCGCCGCCATGCGTGCGCGCTGCGATCCGACCCGCTGCGCCGTTTCCCTACCAAGGCGACGCTGTTCTTCCTGCCCGCGCTCAATGGCCGACTGCGCGCTGTCACGGGCGAGTTGCTGGTTTTGCTGAGCCACTTGCGCGCGATAGCCCGCCATCTGCGAGGCATAGATGCCGGAGACAACCTGCCCGCCTGCCGTGGCGACCGCACCCGCAACAGCCAAGATGGCTGGATTACACATTCGAGAACTCCACGAAATCAACCCCGCCGACACAGACACGCTTCGATGAAATCCGCCACCCCCAATGCTTGAGGAACCGGATCGCTCGCTCATTTCCGGCTGCGACCATGTTGCTCAACACCGGGAACGACCACTCCATCTCCGATATGATCGCCGGGCCGAACCGCACAAACTCACGCGCACCGCCATAGACGGCCTCGGTCCCCAGCATCCACGGCACCCCCGTGCCTTCGATCATCACGCGCGGAACCACGCCCAGCATCGCCTCTGGCTTGCCATCGACCAGCGCCGTGAGCGCCCACAGCGATCGCGACAAGCCATCTTGCAAAGCGTCAGCAGGCGAGCGACCCATTGCGCGGCATTCGATCACGTCCCACTCGCGCATCCGCGCCGCCAGATCGGCAACGTGCTCGCGCTCGGCAGCGACCAGTTTCACCGCGCCTCCACGCCATAATGAACAGCGGTCAGCGTCATGGGGTAGGGTGCGTCGGACGCGATGGTGATGGCAGCATTGCGGTCGATCACCTGCATCGGGCGCACCGGCTCGGGCTGGCCAGTAAACATGGCGGGCTGATCAATGTCGCCCGGCGCGCGTGTGCGAAAAAGCAGCAATTCATCCTCGCGCCGCCCGCCATAGACTTCGAAGCTCTCGACCATCTCAATGAAAATCTCGCCGGTGATCTTGCGCTTGGTTTCCTCGGGCAGCCGCATCGTCTCGACCAGCGCGCGAAAGGGCAGGCCAACGACGACCCGCGTTGCAGCCTGGGGCAAGGTGATTTGCCCGCCAGCCACCACCGCCGGCAGCGAGCGCCCGTCGGCTAGCACACGCACAGCCTTGCCTTCCAAGTGCTGCAAACCTTGGATCACGGACTGAGGCTGCGCGAAAACGTAGCGCCGCGCGCAGTCAACATAGACCGCCTCGCGATAGTCCTGCCACTTCCACGACGCGAACCGCTCAATGCACCGCCGCGTCACACCGGCGATATCGCGCTCGACCTGCAAATAGACACGCGTTTCGGAGCCCTCGGGGATGGCGCAGATATCGAGGACTCGCCCGCCGACGTCGATCTCGGTCCACCCCCAGACCTGTTGCTCGGCCTCCCACGTGAACGACAGCATGGCGCCGTCATCAAGCACCACCCAGATGATCGAGTGCGGCTCGGCCTGATAGCACCAGCGCACGATCCGGCGGCCTTCGAACAGATGCGGCGCGAAAATCGTCACATCGCTGGAGCGATAGCCGTTGATCTCAAACGAAAAGCCCAGCGTCCGCACCCCGCTTTCGACACGCGGCTGATAGAACACGGCTTCGCCAATCGGCAGCGGCTTGGGGCTGGAAATGCCGCGCCCGACCTGACGCCTTGCAGCGGGTGGAGGATTGGGCACAAGCACGTCGTCATTCGGGCCTTGCAGCGAGAACACGTTGTCGCTTGTCCCAATGATCAGGCGGTCGAGCGGAATGATCGCCTCGATCGCATTGGTCTCGCCGGTCGAAATCGCCGCCGCGATGCTGTCGCTTTCGGTTTGCGGGCGCGCAAAATCGAGGTTTTCAAACTCGGCAGACCGCGACGCCCAGAAGGCATTCGGCGCATTGCGCGTCCGGCCCCACCACAAGCGCTGTTCCCAGAAGTTGGTCCGCGCGGGATAGTTCCCGGCGCTGGAAAACGGATTGTAGGCGGAGATCGGCGCGCGCGAATAGTCCGGCCGGAATCCGTCATCCTTAAACGACACCGAAGTCGTCTCGCCGATATAGCCATGCGCGCCGCTTTCGTGCGCCTTGTAAAGCCGGTAGAATTGCGCACCGGTCACCGCGCTCCAAGCAATGGTGGTGTAATTCTGCGGCAGTTCGGTGTCATTGGTCGCAGTCACAGGCGTCGAGCCGCGGCTTTCCTGCCCGTTCGCATCCACCGCCGCCACAATGTAGCTGTAGAGCTGCGGAAAATGCGCCGCGCCAGAGTTTGGCGCGTCGGTGTTCGGCATGGTCGCGGTCGCGCTCACGCCCGTTGGTGTGGCGATGGCGGGCCCGAATGCCACCGATCGATACGACCAGCTTGCATGATCCGCGCGCACCAGCTTGCCCGGCGCATAGAGTTCATGCGCGAGATAGATCGCATCGAACGCCTGGCTGTAATCGAGGTCAGCCAGCTCGCTCGCATTGTAAGGCGTCGCGGCGACGTAGAGCGGATAGACAGCCATCAGGGGATAGCCTCGCCCGGCCCAAGGGTGCCACCACCACCACCGCCCAGCCCCGGCGGGACAACCGGCGGGGGTGCCGGTTCGGGCGTCGGCGGAGGGACTGGCGGCGGAGGAGGCGGAGGAGGCGGCGGTGCAACCCGCACCGGGCCATCGTCAGCAGTAAACGCAGAGAACGCAGAGGTATCAATCCCGATGCTGAACTGATTGCCATCGATCACTGTGATCGTCACGATCCGCCCGTTGAGTTCGACCATGCCACCAATGCCGGCGAAATAGACTTCGCGCCCCGACGTCAGCCCATGGAACGGCGCGGTGACGACACCGGGATTGGCCCGCGTGATAGCCGTAATGCCGAACCCCGCTTCAAGCACCATGCCGCCCAACGCCACCGGCTTCATTGTCGCCTGCCCCATCAGCAAGGCATAGGACTGCCCCGTCGAATAGGTGAACGGCAGCATGCGGGTTTCCTGATCGCCCAGCGGCTGCACATAAACCAGCTCGGTCCCCATGCGCTTGCGGATGCCACCATGCTTCATGAGCGTGACATTCGTCAGCCGGTTTGCGCCAGCCTGCCACGCGTCGACATCGCGGCGCGACTGGACGACCGGCGAGAAAATCCCGCGCGTGAAGTTACGCTTGCTCAGCGTCGCCACAGTTGAACCCCGCCGACCACACCCATGCGGGCCGCCGCGCCTTCCGACACGAAGGCCCGGCGCTCACGCGGGTTGCGGTTCATGTCGTCAGCCACCGCTTCGTCGAGCGCCATGCGGGCATAAGTCTTCTTGTCGCGCACATCGGCGATAGACACTCCAGCGCCAAGCAGCGGACGCAGCAGCCGGGCCGCAAGCGCGCTGATCACAGCCTGTTGAAACAGCGCGGGCCACGTATCGGGCTGAAGCGTATCAAGCGAATATTCGAGCGTCGCATCGACAAGATCGGTGTAGAGCACGCCCCCGGCAATTTCATAGTCGATGGCGGCATGGGGCAACTGCGTCGTCGGCCAGAACAGCACCGGCGTCACGATCACGTCGATGATCGAAAGCCCTTCACCAGTCGCAAAGGCAAATTGCCCGGTGGCCGATTGCGGGCGCACCAGCTTGATCGCCGCGCCCATGCTGTTCGGCAGGGCATAGGCCTTTTCCCATTCGCCGGGGCGGTCGTTCGTGACTTCGGCCAGCGCGATCCGGCGGCGCACGAAACTCCAATCATGATAGGCAATCAGCTCGGAAACGATGCCGGGCAAGAAGCGCGCGCACTCCTGCGCCTCACGAGTGTCGTCATCGAGCCCGGTAATCGCATGGGCGGGAAGGTCGCCAAGCGCCTCATTCGCGATATCTGTCAGGCTGCGCATGGGCGCAAAGATAGCCGCGCCAGATTGGCACTGAAAAAAAATGCGGGGCCAGACCCGAAGGCCCAGCCCCGCACACTCCGGCAGGAGCTTGTCTGGCTTACGCCTTGCTCATCCGCGCCGCGATGGCGTCAGCGATGGTCTTGCGACCACGGCCCTGACTTTCTGCCATCGCAATGACGTCGAGGAAGTCGTCGATCTCGCCGCTTTCGATCTTCGCCACGATCTCGGCCACCCCGTTCTTGAGGAAGTCGGTGACATTGAGGCGATCCGGCTGCGTGATCATCGGTTCGCTCGAAGCGTCGATGGCGCGTGCAATCCCGTCCAGCGGGCGGAACATGGTGCGCCGCTTAATCACTTCGGTGACCGAACGCACCACATTGCCGTCCTTGTCGAGGATGGGCTGCGACAGGCGCACGGTGACGATATCGTCGATCGTGTCCTTGTCCGAAACCCACTGCTCGTCGACTTCCACGATGGAGCCGGGCGGGTGAAGCACAGCCCCATCGAAGTAGTCTTCCGGACCGCGAACGATTGCTTTGACTTTTGCCATGCGTCAGGTCTCCTTAGCGCCCGGTCTCGTAGGTCGGGATCAGCGTGTCGTCGGTGTCGAGCACGAGGCCACCGAACAGTCGGCCCGCAGTATATGTCCCGGTCGAGACATACTGGAGTGCAAGGAACCGCTGCGAGGTGCGCGGAACCGCCAAGCGCAGCAGCACAGCGCCGCGCGTCAGCTGCGCCGTGGCAATCGTGCCGGACGACACCAACACAGTCGGCGAGGCCATGTTCTCGGTCGCGCTCTGAATGAGGTTGACCGTGACGTTGGTGCCGCCGACGAACGCCTCGGTGACCGCAACGTAGAGTTGCAGTCCCCGGTTCGTGTTGATGTTGATGCCGTTCACGCCCGTATCGATGATATCGGTCGAAACGGTGGTTGCAGCCGTCGTGATGGCCTGGTTGACGGAGAAGGTGTTCTGCCGATCGGTAATCATGTCGAGTTCCTTTCTTGTGCCGCGCCGGATCAGACCACGCGGGCTTCGTCGGCCTTGAGAGCATCGACGCGGCGCACCGGCACCTCGCCAAAGGTCAGGACGCGCTTGCCGCCGATGGTCTCGTAGGAGAAGTTCGAGCGGTTTGCGTTGTTGACCATCTGCTCGCGGAACATGCCCCGAATCTGACGCGGCATGTAGAACGCTGCACGGGCACCCGAACCAGCTTCGTAGCTCACGCTGCCGAGGCCTTCGATGCGCTCAAGCGCGCGGACCATCAGCATTTCGAGCTGCGCGCCGGTCGAATAGTCCGGGGTCAGCAGCGACTTGTCGATGTTGGCGATACGCACCACGCGGCGCGGGTCCTTGATCGACAGACCGCACTTCCAGATGAAGTTGTCCGACACGGCGAGGAAGCGACGGCCTTCGGGATCGGTGACATACTGGCCGATCTCGTAACCATCATCCGCAACACCGGTGCCCGCAGTCACGTTGATGTGCGTGATGCCAGCCTTCGAGCCCTTCGGATAAATGCCCTTTGCGCCCTGATTGTCCCACACCACGAGGTAGATCGAGGCGTTATCGGTGCCGGTGCCGCCTGCGTCAATCACCTGCGTGCTGGCGACGTTGTTGTAGGGCGAGCGCGCCGCGAAGCCGGTGAACTCGGCCGCGCTGAATGCAGCGTTGCCATAGAACAGCGTCCGGGCCATCGCCTGATTGAGCGCCTCGTAAAACGCGGTCGCTTCGGTAAGGCGATAGAGATCCGGGTTGCCGCTCATCATCGCCGCCTGGCGGTCGATATCCGACTGGCCTTCGAACATGGCCGCGCCTTCATCGATCTGGGCAACGCGAGACTTGCTCGGGGTCACGCCCTGGTTGATGCCGCGCGCGGTGACAGTCGGCAGGCCGACGCGAACGGTGGTGCGCTCGCCGGTGGGCAGGTTGCCCTCGGTCCACATCATGTCTTCGAGGATTTCGTTGGTCTGCGAGAGCCATTCGCCGATGACGGCAATCTTGCCGTCCGGGTCAAGCCGCGCGGTGAGGTCGGTCAGCGTGTGCAGCTGCGTGCCAAGGGTAGGCATTATGCGTTACTCCTGTTGGGGTAAAACTTCTCTGTGGCCGATTTCTCGGCCACGACTGCACCTGCCGGGGTGGAAGCTTCGCTCATCGCGCGGCCACCGGCTGCGATGACGCGCATGAGCAGCGGATGGTTGCCCAGCCCGCTTTCATTGAGGAACTGCGAAAAGGTCGAGCGGGCCGCCGCGTCCGGGATCGCCGATGCAATCGCCTTCGCGGCCATGGCCTGCGCTTCCTTGAGCTTTGCGCCGCCGACAACAGGATCGGCCTGCAAGTCGCGGGCGAACTGCGCCGACAATTCCTGCCCGCTCGCCTCGATCTGTGCCTGCACGCGCTCGGCAATCTTGGGCGTCACCTTTTCGGCGAACAGCGCGACAATCTTGCCCGCGCCTTCCTGCGACAGGTCGAGGCCCTTGAGATCATCCTTGACGAGGTCGAACATCTCGGCGTCGAACTCCACGCCCTCAGGCATGGCAAACGCAGCAACGTCATATTCTTCGGGCGCACCAAGCAGCGCGGACGGGGCAGGCGCTTCGGCCTCGGCATCGGGCTTCACGGCTTCGGTTGCCGCCTCGGTTTCCGAGACAGCAGCCGCGAGCGCAGTATCCGCGCCAGCAGCAGCGGCGTCGGTGGTCGGTGCGTCATTTGTCAGGGGTGCTTCTTCGCTCATTGCCTCAATCTCCTTGTGTGAGTTTCATCCCGGCCTCGATCGCTTTCACGACCGCGTCTTCGGGAGCGCCTTTCATCGCGCTCAACCGGCCAAGGATATCCAACCCCAAGGAGCGCCTGCCTTCCAAGTGAAGGACGTTCGGCTCTTCGCGAGTGCGGCTGTAGATACCCGAGGCGGATAAAATCTCAAAATAGACAAACCGCCAGAACTCGGGGCGCGACTTCAGGAACTCGTAGTCCTCGCGCAGCTGGCGCTCGATCAGGTCGCTCATACCGCGCTCATCCCGGCAATATTGGCCGCAGCCTGCGTCGCGTCACGGGCCGGTTGCGCCAGCGCCGCCATCTGCGCCATCTGATCCTGCTCAGCCCGCGCGGCCCGCAATTCATCGACCGCGCGCTGATCACGAACCGCCTTGGCCGGGATATTCGCCCGGTCAGCATAGTCGTCGATGATTGCGTCGGGATCGATCTTGTCGAGAACCTGCGGCCCGAACACCTGACCAAGCGAACCGACAAAGCCGACGACCCGCTCGGTGCTCGACAGGCCCAGCATCTTCTGCGCCTGCGCCAGCACTGAAACGAACTCGATCTTGAGCGCTTGGCCCTGAATGTCCGGCGGTGCGGGCGGCATCAGACCGCCGCGCTCGGCAATCGCCATCATCCGCTCGACCGCAATCGGCAACATGTTGTCGTTCACCTGCTCGACCACCGGGCCCAGCTGTGTGAGCTTTTCCTCGTCGCGCTTGAGAATTTCCTCGACCGTCCGGGGCTGGACACCGCGCATGTTGGTGATTGCCATGAACAGGTCAGCATAGGTCAGCCGGTCGATCGCGAACTTAATTTCGGCAATGTCCTCGCGCACCGCCGCAATCGCCGCCGGGTTGACCTCGTAAATGGGCACCGCAGCCTTGACCGCGTCGAGATCGCTGACCGTGGTGTGCGCGCCGGGCCGCATGTCAAGATCCTTGGGCAAGCCGACAGTGGGCGGCTTCGCCAGCAGATCGGTCAGCTCGCGCTTGCGCTTGGCCTGCATGTGCAGCTCGCGCATATCGGCAAGGCAATCATGCCCCAGCCCACGCCCATAGCCACCGACGCCATGCTCATCCCATATCGGCGCCCAGAACGGCTTTTCGGCATAGGACTTCGCTTCGAGGCAGGCGTTCTTGCGATCATCGCCAGCGTCCCAAAGCGTTGAGCGCCAAGTGCCATTGGGCCCCGGCTCAATGCACTGCTTGACCTTGACTAAGGCCTGATACTTGCTCTGATCCCAAGCGGTCTTGACCTTCGGGCAAACCGCCTTCCAGTCCATTTCGCCATTCTTGGCGACGAACTTCTGCACCACCTGATGAACAGTCATCGGGCAATCGCGCACCAGCGTATCCACCCGGAACGCGTCGTCGAAGCCCAGCCAGTAGGTGCCGATCTGGAGCGGAAGCGTCGGCGCGATGTGCTGCCAATGCTCCGTCATGATCCCGACAGTCGGCCCGAAATGCGCCATGTCGGCATAGTTTTGCCGCGCCGCCTGGTAAAAGTTGGACGCGTCGAACATGGCGTAGATCAGCCGCTCGGTCGCATCGAGCCATTCGCGCGCTGCCCCGAACGTGTTGAGCCCTTCGTCGGCAAACTTGAGCCGCAGCCACGGGCGGTTGGGCGAAGAAAACCCCGAATACATGCCCGACGCGATGGTGCGGAACGCAAGGATCGGGTGCGAATCCATGAGGTGGCGCATGCGCGGGCGCTGATCGCCCGTTGCCGTCGTCATCAGCGCGGGAACCTGCCCATAGCCGGAATAATCCGCGATCTGGTGCCAGTCGTGCTCATAGTCGGTGCGCTTGGGGCGCAGCGACGCGAACACCCGCTCGACATGTTCGCGCAGGGTGCCTTCACCCGAAGGCGAATAGGCCGGTGCCTTGAGGGACAGTTTCTCAGCCACCGAGCGTCGAGGTGGTTGCCGGAGGTTGCAGCGACGGGTTTGAGCGCGTCATCAGCGCGGCATAACCCCGCACGCGGCGGCGCATGTCATTGCCCATCACGTCCATGTTTTCAGGCTCGCGCATGGCTTGGCGCTGAGCCGGGGGCGCGGGCGGCTTGGGAGCCTTGGGCATGCACATCGGCGCTTATCCCGCGTCGCAGGCAATAACCGCGCCATGCTCGATGCGGCGCGGCTCGATAGTGCCCGCAGGCCACGATGCGCCGCCGGACGCGTTGGTCAGGCCGTTGCCGATCCGCACGATGCTGTTGGTGGATGCCACGATGCGATAGAGTCCGCCGGTCAGGGGGGGGGATACCGCGCCGTCAGCGACAGCAATGCGGTCGCCGAGCTGCTCGCCGTAATAGTCGCGCTGGCCGAGGTTGTGCCGGGTGAGGGTGATAGCCATGCGGGACGTTTTACCGCCGCGCTATTGGCACTGAAAAACTATCTTCCGCGAACCCTCGCAGCGCAAATCGGCAGGAACAGCAGGCAGGTTACGAACACCGTGGCGGCTTGCTCATCGCGCCACCCAGCGAAGAAGATCACGAGGAGGACAAGCGCGCAAAGAGCGACGCCGCCGCCTGCGATCAGCTTTATGCCGCGATCATTGTCCCCTTCCATAGCCGCCGCATAGCGCATCACCGCAAATCCGCATAGGGATCATAGGCGCGCTTGGGCTTGAGTGCCTCGCGCACCTCGTCCTTCATCGTCTCGATATTCGCCATGCACACCGCGTCGCCCCGGTCAGGCGAGCGGCCCAGCAGGCGCTTCATGTCGTCCTTGGACGCAACGCGGATCACCGGGCGGCGCTTGCCCTTGGTGATCGACCAGCGATAAGCGCACAGGTCAGCTTTCAGCGCAGGATCAGGCGGCAGCGCGATTTGATCCTTGGCCGCCGGATCGAGCGCTTCCCGCATGCGCCAGACGAGCTCCGAGCGCAGGTTGAAGAAATCGAACGCGCCATCGATCGACATACCCTGCGAAGATCGCGCCACGTTCACGCCGACAGTCTGCACCTGATTTTCGACCAGCGCATTGTGCACGGTCAGGCCCCAGCCAATCAGGTCGATATGCACCACGGCCCGGTCGCGGCGGTGCATGATCACCTTGGACGAACCGACGCGTCCCGCTGTCTCTTGCGGGATTTCATGGCCGGGGATGCAGACAAGCTCATCGAACCAGAACCCGTGACGATTGGCGATGATAAACTCGTCAGCGCCGCCGCACGCCACATCGACACCCATGCTGTCCATCGTGCCCTTGCCGTTCGGGCGCGGTTCCCAGCGCGCCATGGCAGCATCGACCCAGGCCGTGGGGATAACCTGCCACTCGTCATCCTGCATCCCGGCGTTGAAATTGCCATCGAGCATTTGCGACCGCAGCGGTTCGGGCAGGGATTGCAGCGTCTCGATATAGCCCGAGGAGACGTAGAAAAAATTATCCGTGACGCGCGACGGGATGAAGGTTCGAGAGCGCGGGCGGATGATTTTCTCGGGCGAAAACTCGGCGGGGTCGAAGTCGTAGAGCGGCTCGCCGCGAAAGATCACAAAGGGCCGCTCATCCTCGCATTCGAAGTCCTTGCCGCCGACCGTGGTGAACCAGCGCAGTTCCCCGGGCTGCGCGGGGCGAGGGTGCTTGTCGTCAAGCCATGGGCCGAAAAACGGAATCACCCAGCGCCCCTCGGCAGTCGTCGGCGGGTTGAACGTCATGAGGATGCGGCAGCGCTGCTCGGGATCATTCGTGCGGCACCAGCCCATGGTGAACCGCACCTGAAACTCGCGCTGTTCGGTGACCTCGTCGTAGGCCTTGAGGTCGTGCGCGCGGCCCTGCCATTTCTGGTGATCGGTGGGATTGTCGAGACCTGCAAACTCGATCAGCCGCTCGGCATGCCGCCAGACGGATTTCTGCGAGTTGTAGCCATCGGTTGACCCGATGATTTCGGTGAGGCGCTGGACAAAGCCCTCGGTCTGCGCCTTCTCCCGGCGGAACACGGCAGAGCGCTTGTGCTGCGTCAAGGCAAGTCCGCAGATCAGGTCAGACTTGCCGCCGCCCGCCGAGCCGCCATACCCGGTGATGAACGCGGCGCTCTCCGCTGCCTGCGATTGCCGGCCGACTTGCGGGCGCCAGATGTGCTTGGCGAGGTCGGCTTGCACCAGGCGCTCAATTTCCTCGCGCTCTTCGGGAGATGCGCGGGCGATGATTTCCGCCCATACGGCGGGGTCAGTCGGCAGCATCAGCGCTCCGATTGTTCGCAGCGGCCAGCGCGGCAAGGCGGGTTGCGAGATCGACGTCGGTAACTTCGCGCGGCTCGATATTCGTGCCGTCGGCATTGGCGATTTTTGTCATTTCGCCGTAGCGCCTGGGATCCCACTTCGCGAGCAGCTTGAGCCGGGTTTCAACCCGCAAACGCGAGCGGCTGATCCATTCCGTGTCAGGAACTTCCTGCCCATCCTTGCTGATTTTCGTGTCGCTCGCCTTGTCATCCGCAATCGCCAGCGCTTCTAGTGCGATCGCATCGAACCCGGCTTCGCGCGCGCGCGCGATGGCCCGAGCAAGGCTCTCGTCTGCATCTGCCCAATTCCGCACGGTGTCATCGCACGGCATGTCAGGCTGGCTGCAAATGACGGTGAGCGGTGTGCCTTTGCGCAGGCCTTCGATCACACGCGCGACGATTTCCTCGCGGCGGTCGGCATAGGGGCTGGTGAGCGGCATGGCGCGAATGATACCTTTCTCGGATTGAAACCTTAAGCGGGTTTGCAGGCCAGCTTACCGCAGCCGATATCGCGACGGATGCCGCAGCGGATGCAAGGCGAGCGGTCAGGGGCATGCGTCGGGCAGGGGCGCGGCGGGGATAGAGGGGCAAGCCGATTGGCAAGATGCTTGTGACGGTCGATGCCGTGTGGGTTTGCCGCCATGGCGGCGCGGATGCGTTCGGCGATCTTGAGGGTGGGCCGCCGCTTGCCTTGGCGCATCATTGAGCGGGTATTGGGCGGGATGCGGGCAGCGGTGGAGAGGCGGAAGTAGTTTGTGCCGGTGCGGCTGCACCAGCGCTCCATTTCGGCGAGGAGTGCCTTGGCCTGTTCGTGTGTCAGGAGATCGGCGTCGGTATAGCGCATGGTGATCACTCCTTAAGGGCCTTGACGGCTTCGGCGAGCGCGCTGTCAGGGACGACGCTTTCGCCGCCGGGCTGGGGCTTGGCGGGGAGATTACGCTCGATCAGGCGAGCGAGGGCGAGGCGGCGCGCGCGGTTTCCGGCAGGTGCGGGGGCGGAGGGTTTATTCGCCATTGTCGCGATCCCAATGCTTGCGGGGCTGCTTCCGCTTCCAGAGCTTGAACGCATAGCCATGGCCGAACCGCCTTGGTCGCTGATGGGCGGCGAGGACGGTGACGATCGAACCTTTTTCGATGACGAGCTGGGCACCGCAACCGAGGCGGATGACACGGACCCCGAACGCGATGGCGGCGATGATGCCCGGTGTTGACAGCCGCTCGCGGACCACGGGCTCGGGCACGTTCTCGACCCGCTCGCGGTAACGCTGGATCGCATGGCCGGTCAGGTGCGGGGCGAAATCCGCCAGGCCACCGGGTTGTCTGACTACCTGCTCCACTTGCCACACCTGCACTGTTTCACCAATCTCGCGCTACATGCCTTGCCCCACCACCCTCCCCCCTAAAGGGGGGGGGAGGTGGTGTGGCAGCATTCCGGGCCATGTTCCTGCCCCACCTGCCACACCTTGCCACACCAAACTCAAATGCAGTGGGGCAACCGCATTGACGCTATCAGGTGTGGCGTGTAAGGTGGTGGCATGAAAAAGCACCGCACGCCTTCCGAGGCAATCGCAGCTGGTGCCTTGGTCTATTATCCCGAAGCGCCCTGCCCACGAGGTCACACCGCCGAATACTCGGTCAAAAGTCGTTCGTGCGCGCAGTGCAAAAGGGATGACCGAAAGGCTTGGCGCGCGGCCAATCCCGACGCAAACCGAGAGGCCAACCTCGCGTATTACCGCAAGAACCCCGCCCGCTATAAATCGGAGAGGGAGGCTTACAGGCTCCGCACGCGTTACGGCCTTACGCCGGATGCGATCGCAGCTATGAAGGATGCACAGGGGAACAAGTGCGCGATTTGCGCAGAGGAGTTCAGCGCGACGCCGCAGATCGATCACTGCAACACCACGGGCAAGGTCAGGGCCTTGCTTTGCCGCCCATGCAACACGGGTCTCGGCGGCGCACGAGATCGCGTCACTGTCTTGCAGGCGATGATCAAGTATCTGCGGAAGCATCGAGCCTAGCCTCATTAGGGGAATTATATAGATGACTCCCGATCATCTTGACCGTCTTGGTTCCGCTGGCGCTTCATCCGCCGCTCGATTTTCTTGGCCTGCTGCCCTTTGTCGGCAGGCCGGAAGGCCAATACGCGGTCGCTCACGGCGTCCAGAATGGCGCGGATGGCTTCGCTCATGCGATCAGTTCCTTGTAGGTTATCCGGCGACCGATGGCCGCGTTGAACAGCGCAGCGAGGCGCTGCATGGTGTGGTTACTCACATCGCCGTCGCCGAGGCGGAAGGCGAACTCGTCAACGTAGCGGTGCAGGTGCTTGGGCGAGGCGTGGTGATAAACACCATGGAGACCGCGCTTGAGAACAGCGAAGACACTCTCGATGCCGTTTGTGGTCACAATGCCGCGAACATACTCACCCGCGCCATGATTGATCGTCTCGTGCTTGTAGAGCAGCCCGCCGACGCGGCTGTAGATCGCGCTTTCGTCGGTGTGGATTTCGGAGCCGACCTGAACGTGCCGATGCGCGAAGCCGACCGCGTTTCGTCCGGTGACGGTTGCGCGCACTTCTGCCTTGACGCGCCCGCTTTCGCGCTCGCTGCCGGCGGTGGTGGCAGTCTTGCCGACGCCGCCTCGCCCAAGCCGCTTCCGCTTGCTCTCGTGCTTCGCCGCCTCTTTTCCGCCGATGTAGGCCTCGTCGATTTCGACAATTCCAGACAGGTGCGTGGGATCGTTTCCGCAAGCCTCACGCAGGCGCTGGAGCATGAACCAAGCGGTTTTCTGCGTGACCCCGATCTGCTTAGCGAGTTGCAAGCTGCTGATGCCCTTCCGGGCCGTCACGAGCAGATACATCGCGTAGAGCCACTTATTCAACGGCACCTTCGATTTCTCAAAGATTGTGCCGGTCCGAACGGTGAAGTCGAGAAGGCAGGCGTTGCAGCGATAAAAGCCACCCTTACGGGTGCCGATGCGGTGCGCCTCACCGCAGGCTGGGCAGACCGCCCCGGACGGCCAGCGCCGTGCCTCGAAGTAGAGGCGTGCGCTGTCGTTGTCGGGGAACATCTGGAACAGCTCGAAGGTGCTGATGGTAGAGCGCGACATATCAGAGCCTCAACCGTTAGCCGGAGCGTAGCCCGCGCCTTTGAATACGGTCTTGTGACCGCGTTCACGCGCCCGATAGAGCGCGACGTCGAAGTCGATGATCTTTTGTGCGTCGGTGCCGCAATCCAGAATTTCCACAAACGAGTCGTCGCCCCACAGAGCTTCGGTCGCGCGCGCCTTAAGCTCGTCCACATCGTCTCCGGACGCCAGCCAGTTCCCGCTGATCTGATTGAAAGCCACATATGCCATTTCGTATCTCCTTGTTTCTGCGGCACCATCGCCGCCGATGAGAAGATAACTACCCGATCTGTTTTAGGGAGTCAAGTATATAATTCCCCTCATTAGACCCACTTTCCGACCACCACAAACTTGCGCGTCATGCGCTTTTCGTCCTCATCTTCGACCACCCGGAGCGCGTCATTGCGGACCCATTCCTTGAGCAGGGCGACAATCCGCTTGCGGTCTTTCTGGTCGTTGTGATCGAGCATCATGACCTCTGCGACAGCCTTGCCGACCCAATCCGTGGCTTGCTGATTTTCGCGCCAGCGGCCCTTGCCCACTGCGTCCTGCACGCGCCGCAGATGGCTTGTGGTGACGCCGTCAAACAGGCTGGGAGGCGTCCATGGGCGGAGCGCGCCGACCTCGTCAGCCGGGGCTTCATCGGTGCCATTGTCGAGCGTGACGCCGATCTTTTCGAACCAGCGCGCGCGGCCGGACTTGAGCGACTGGTTGGCCTTGGCGTCGTCATAGCGCACGAACTTGAACCGCTCGGCGGGATCGATGCCGATCGCGTCAGCATCGGCGGTCGTCATGGGCATGAGAGTGGCAGTGATGCGCGTGCTGTTGACGATTGCGCCGGCACCGCGGACAATGTCGGCATTGCCTGCGCCGTTCTCGTTCCCCTTGGTGGTGTGGTGGACAAGATAGACCGCGCAGCCTGTCGCCCGGGCGATTTCATCGCGCCAGATGCGCATGGCCCACTTGACTTCGCTGTTGCTGTTCTCGTCGCCCTCGAACGTTTCGGCGAAGGGATCGACGATAAGGACGCCAATGTCATTGTCGATGATGTAGCGCCGCAGGACGTCAACGACGGGCGTGGAAACGACAGTCTTGCGGTTCGGGTCTGCACGGGCGACGATGATGCTTTCGGGATCCTCGGCGAGCGCGATCATGCCGCGCAATTCGGTGACGTCTTTGCCCATGACCCGGCGCGCGGCAGCAAGGCGGCGGCGCTGCTCCTGCATGTCATCCTCGACGTTGATTACGAGGGTGCGGCAGCGCTTGCGCGGTGCCATTTCGCCCCATTGCTGGCCAGTTGCCAAAGTGATGGCGAGCTGCAGGGTGAACAGCGACTTGCCTGATCCGCCTGGCGCGACCAGCATATGCGTGTAGCCGGACAGCAAAACGCCGGGGATCACCCAGGGGCGCGGCGGGATAGCGGCTTCGTCGAAGTCGAAAGCATCGACGACCTTGAGATCGCCCGATATCGGCTCGGCAACATCGCCCACGGGATCGAGCACGATATCCTCAATTTCCTGAGGGCCTTCCGGCGGTTCGGTCCAACCCGGATCACCGGCCTCGGGTTCGGGGGGCGGCGCAAGCACAGGGACTTGCGAGGCGCGCCTTTCGGCATAGAGTTGCCGGAACGCGCTCTTGTGGTCGCCGCCGTGTTCGAAATGCAGGAACAGGTCGTAGGCATCGCCATAGCAGCCCGCCTTGTGCTGCTCACCGACGCGCGCGCCAGCGTCTGATGCCGACAGACTGACCCACTTGTCGCCCATGACGCGGGTGGCATAGCTTTCGCCCGTTTGCATGGGGCTGCGCCAGTCATCCGGGTTGCGTGGCGATTGCTGATAGCCATAGAGCTGGAGCAGCGTCGTGATGGAATTGGCGGTGTTGAACTCGTCGATGATGTTGGCCGCGCCAGCTTCACTTGCCGGACGCATCGCGCGACGCTTTTCGGCTTCGGCACGCAGGCGCTGGCGGTCACGCTCCTCGGCCTCGCGTTGTTGTTTGATGAGGCCGATCGCGCTGGATACCGGGCCGCGATGAATGTCAAAGCCGGGCGCAGCGCAACCGGAGGTGGCGCGCTCGAAGAAGCGGGGCACCCCGTCGTCATCGCGCAGCGGCTCGCCGGTTTTGCCGTGCACGGCGGGCACGTTGGGCAGATAGACCGGCTGCCCCGCACGAGCGAGAACGCGATCGCAGTCGATCCCGTATCCTTCGAGCGCGTTGAACAGGCCGTTTTGCGCGTCTTCCCATTCCTCGAAGGGCAAAGGCTCGGCCAGCGGAATGATGATGCGCCAGCGCATATCGCCGGGCCGGGCATGGGCGCTGGAATAGATCAGCCATGCAGCGTCGCGGCAAACCCCGGCAATGATCGACTGCACCTGCTTGAGCGGATGGTTGCCGCTGTCGATATCGGCGGTGAGGCTGACAAACGTGCCGTGCTCGCGCTGAGCCTTGTGCGCGCGGGCGTCATATTCGTGATAGGTGGAAGGGATGAAGGCACGGCCACTGGCCTTGCTGTCGTCGCCCGGCTCCATGGTGAAGATTTCGTGCAGGGTGAGTGTGCTGTAGGGCTTCCCTGCCTCGGGGTGATTGCTGGCGATAATCTCGCCGTCTTTCGTGACCCGCTCAGGAATATGGCTGTCATGCTGCCCGTGGAACGTGACGACACGGCGCGCGGCCCACGGCTGCCCGATCACAGGAAGTTCATGCGCGCTCACAGGCCTGCTCCTCGTAGAAAGCGAGCTGCTCGTCGCTGATCTGGTTGTGCTGGTGCGCGATTTCGGCCCAGTCGAGCCGCTGGGCGGCGGTGGCGCGCGAATTAATCAGCGCGATGAACAGATCGCTTGCGATAGCGTTAAACCGGCGCGGGCGCATGGCTCTTGTGCTCATTGCTCGCGCTCCCGATCACAGGCGGCGTTCCGGCGGGACAAAAGGCGCTCCACAGCGCGGGCTTCGGCGCGGGTCAGGTGCGTGACAGGCAAGCGCACCGTGGCGGCAAATGGGTCAGCAAGACCACGGCGGACTTGACGCAGGAGTTCACTCACGGCAGCACCCCCCGCTCTTTGAGAAAGGCAATCGCTCCGCGCGACGTGCGAACGCAGCCGACGACATGGCCTTGGGCATCGAGCCAGTTCATCCATTCGGTTTGCGCGTTGCTCGGAAGGTCCCGGCCATTTTTCCATTCGAGAAAAGCCAAGCGCCCGGCGTGAAGCACCAGCATATCGACCATGCCCGGCGCCATGCCCTCTGCCTTGGCTTGGCGCACAGCCGCCGGGCCGCGCTTGCCGGCATTGGGGAAAGCCGCCACCCGTGCAGCGGGGAAGCCCTTGCGCAGATCGCGGCGAAACGATGCCACGCGCTGCAATTCGCTGGCAGGCTCGCGGTCTGGCGCTTCGATGAAGAATTGCACAGTGGGGCGCAGCGGGGTTTCGAGGCAATCCCAGATCATGCCCGGACCTCCTTGTCCCTGATCCGGCGCTTGCGTTCCTCCGCAATCAGCGCGCGCGCCTGGGGTTCACTCTGGCCGTAGGAGCGCATGAGCATCTGCACTTCCTCCTCGCCGAGCGTTTCGCGGAACAGCAGCACCGACATTGCGGCCAAGCTCTTGTCGGCCTGCGTGCGCTTCTTGGGGCCAAACGAGCGGGGCATCAGAACAGAATATCGTCGTCAAGGTCGTCAGGGTTCGGCACATAGCCGCCAGACGATCCGTGTTGCTGTTCGCTGCCCCAGCTGTTGCCGCCAGTGCTGCCCGAGGACTGCGCGCTGGATCGATCACCGAGCAGCACGAGCGTTCCGTTGTAGGGCTTGAGCACGATCTCGGTCGAATAGCGGTCGTTGCCGGACTGATCTTGCCACTTGCGGGTTTGCAGCTGGCCTTCGATGTAGACCTTGGAGCCCTTCTTCACGAAGCGCTCAATGACGCCGACGAGGCCTTCGTTGAACACGGCAATGTTGTGCCACTCGGTTCGCTCTTTCTTCTCGCCGGTGGACTTGTCCTTCCAGCTTTCGCTTGTGGCGATAGAGAAATTGGCGACCTTGCCGCCGTTCTGAAACGACTTGATCTCGGGGTCTTTGCCGACGTTACCGATCAGCATGACTTTGTTGAGGGAACTCATGAACCTACCAGCCCTTCCTGCTTAAGCTTTGCGAGCTTGCTCGCGACAGAATCGCGCGAACGCCCCAGGCGCACGGCAATCTCGGAAATGGTCCAGCCGCGCACGGCCAGATCGATGCAGAGCGTAACTTCACCAGCGCCGCAAAGGACGACGTGCAAGCCGCAAACCTTTGCCTTCGGTGGCTGACGCAAGCCCATGTCAGTGCCTCACGAACTCGACAGTGCGGTCCATCGACCAGCACAGCGCGCAGGTGGCGCAGCAATCGGTGGCATCGGTTTGCGCCGGGCACACCACATGACGGGAAGCGGCGGCGCTATCGATCACCAGCGCGCCCTCGCCGCCCATGTCGCGGCCGGAAAAGCGCACCCGGCATCGATCCGGAAACAGGACATTGAGCGCGCGGATCGCCTTGCCAATGGCTGAGGCGGGATCATGCGCGGTGTAGCTGAACATGCGGAGCGCCGGGTTTTCACGAAATGCGAGGTGCCACATGCCGACATAAGTCAGCGCCAGATCAGGATTGTCCGGTGAGCCGAAGTCGCCGAGAATGTGCGCGCGCACCACAAAGCCGGCAGGGTGCCTTTGCTGCTTGGCGCGCAACTCCGTCTTCAGTGCGATCATCAGATCGTCATCGAGCCGGTGCCGCCGCGCAAACGGCATATTGTTGCCGTAGCAGGAAAGCCATTGCTCACACGATCGCGGGCAGGTGGAGCGCTCCTCCAGCGTCAGGGTGAAAATGGGCATTCCCTTCCATCCGCCCTTGGTCACCACCTTGCCGACCTTGTGGCTGTTGACGCCGTCAATGAGTAGGCGGGGGCTCTCGTCGGCACCAATGACCGAGCCGGGAAACAGTGAGCGCTCGTCTGCGACTGCCGGATGCGACGGCAGCAGCGCCACCCCGCCCGTCCGCCCGCGCTTGCCGGCCTGCTTGGGCTTGTCGGCGTGGACGATCTTGGGGATGCGGTGCTGGGGCCCGCCGCTGGGGATCGAGCGCGGGCGATAGACGCGCGATTGGTTAACAGACGTAGTTAACGGCCCATCGCGGGACAAGCCTGTAGCGGCGTCGGACATCGCGCGCGCCTCCTGCTAAAAAGTGGTGGGATGGATCAGATTGGGAAAAAGGCGGGGGCCAATCCTCACAGGGATCGGGAAGGTGGACTGGCCCCCGCGCGCCAGAAGGGGGGACACAACCCTCGTGGCGTATTCTGTTCATGCGGCGATGCCGGCCTTAGCGTTAAACTCAGCAAGCCAGAGCGCGAAGGGAACAGCACCCTCGGTGCGTCGATCAATCTCTCTCGCCACAGAAGCGTCGGGGAACCGCGCGCCGTTGCGATATCGCCAAACCGTCGGCTGCGTCGCGCCGATGAGATCGCCAAACTCGCGATCGGTGAGCTTGCGGGCCTTCAAATGCGCCGCCAGAGTGTCGGAGTAGGTTGCCATGCCCGTTACATATACCGCATCGGTATGTATTGGCAATACCAGTCTGGCTATACCGCTGAAAAATGCTGCCCGCTATCCTATGCCGATGGGGTATCTCGACCAACTTGCGCGCCTCCGTAAGGCAAAGGGCTTCACTCAATCGTCACTGGCAGAAAGGCTTGGTGTTGAGCAGCCGACCGTGCAGCGCTGGGAGGCGGGGAAGCGCGAGCCCAGTCTTGCGCAGTTACTTGAGCTGGCGCGCATCCTTGAAGTCGAGCCGGGCAACCGAAGGAGAAAAAATCTAATACCAAAGCGGCATATTTTATGTTGACCGCCTGATACCGCATCGGTATAAGTCCTCCAACACAAGGAGGACACGATGCAACTCACCGAAGCACTGGTTCGCGAGGCCTTCCGCCGCCATCGTGACGAAAGCCTTTCGCTTGCCGAGCGCCTTGCCGGTTTCGACTATGGCCGCGACGCGCGGCGCGAGGCTCGCGACCGGGCGTGGGCGCTGGTCAACAAGCTGGCCCCGCTGCCGCCGAGTGCACACGGCTTCTACGATCCGGCGGGCTTTTTCGACCGCCTCGCTGTCTCGTCGCGCCGCAAGCAGCTGCTTGAGCGCGCGCAGGAGCGCTTCCTTGCGGTGATCATCCGCCGGGACGGCTTGCTCCCCGAAGACAGCTATGCCCGGCCTGCCTACAGCTATGTGCCGATGGGCGGTGCAGCATGAGCGCGCCGGCACATCTCCGGCACGAAGGCTGGGTGATCGAGCCCGACTATTCGTGCCCGTCTGTTGCCCATACCTGGGTGGCATCGAGCAGCGATTACGAGATCAGCGTTGCGGCTGCGACCTATGGCGAGCTGCTTGACGAGATCGCCGCGGTTGAAGCGGATTTCGCCGAGGCCGAGCAGGAGTTCGTGCTGTGAACGGCGGGCTTTCGCAGCGCGCCCGGGTGTTCGATGCGGCGATTGCCCACAGCTACACGGCGTGGCGTCAGCGAGACGACGGATTGGCGGTCAAGATCGCTGACGTTGCCGCCGCATCGCTTCAAGGCGCGCTGGCAGAACTGACCCACGGCCTCGCCTTCAAGGACACGCTTTTCGTGCTTGAACGGCGTGCCGATATGCGGGTTCCGGTGCTGCACAGCTATCGCATCCGCAAAGGCGCGGCGACCTATCAACGCAACCCGCAGACCGGCCTGTCCGAACGCGTCGAGCCCTTGAAGCTTGACCGGCTGTTTTCTCTGCCGGTGGACAGCTTCGCGCCGACGCGCCCGTTCGATGCCTTCCTTGATGACCCTGTTGGCGTCGATGCAACTCTGATCGAGGGGCACGCCGCATGAATGCGCTTCCCGCCACCCACGACAGCGACACCGCGTTTCGTGCCAGCGTAATCGGCGCCAGCGAAGTCGCCGCCCTGTTCGACAAGTCGCCATGGCTGACCGCGTTCGAGCTCTGGCACCGCAAGAAGGGCACCATCGACACGCCGGAGTTCGCCACCGACGAGCGCCAGCAGGCCGGTGTCCGCATGGAAAGCGCGATTGTCGATTGGGCCTGCGACAAGTGGGGCTACACCAAGATCAAGACGCCCAAGCGGGTGCAGATCGGCCGCCTCGGCGGGCATCCCGATCAGCTGGCACATTGCCCCCAGCGCGGGCTTGGCGTGCTTGAGGTCAAGACCGTTGACCGGCTCATGTTCCGCGACTGGGGCGATGAACCGCCGCTGCACTATCAGTTGCAGGCGATCACCTATGCGGGCCTTGTTGGCCTCAAATGGGCCGACCTGATCGTGCTTGTCGGCGGCAACCAGCTGGAACGCTTCCAGATCGAGGCGCGGCCCAAGTT